TACCTACAGCACTTCAATTACAATTGCTGCAACAGGCACAGAGCATAAAGAATCATCTATTGGTATTCCATCCAACTTCATTCCTATGGGCGTTGCCATCACAGTAACAAGTGCCGCAGCAAATGCTGTAAACTTGGTTGATATTGGCACAGACGCTGACACAGATGGTTTTGTGGACGGCATCACTGTTGCTATCAACTCAACAGGCTTCAAGGGTTTCTTCCCTTGTAATGGTGTGCTTGGCATGTCTGGCGGAACAACTACCGCTGCTACAGAGACTGCTGACGAAGTTGAAGTTGTGATTTCTGGCGCAGCAGGTGCTGGTGGCGTTGTTGCTCTGAAGTTCTTTGGTATTGCTTCTGATTCACCAACTGCTTAATAGGAGGCTGATATGGCTGCTTCTATTACAGCAAAAACTGCTACAGCTACAGGCTCATTGATTGGTGGTCGAACCCGCTTAAAAGCTTTTGTGGTTCGTTCTGCTGGTAGTGGGTCTCCTGCGGCAGTTTTTAAAACAGGTGGATCTGGTGGCACAACACTTTTGACCATGACATTTGTGGCAGGTGACGACACTCAGATCACTATTCCCGATCACGGAATAATATTTGATGACGGGTGTCATGTTACATTGACAAACGTAGACGCGATAACTGCTTTCTTTGGGTAGTTGCAATGGCAGCAAAACGAAAGAAAAAGTCAGTAAGCCTTTCGGTAAAGCGGGGAGAAAAGCTCCCTGCTTCCAAAGGTGCGGGTCTTACAGCCAAGGGCCGTGCTAAATACAACAGGGCTACAGGCTCTAAGTTGAAGGCACCACAGCCTGGTGGTGGCAAGAGACGTACGTCTTACTGTGCGCGGTCCAAGGGCCAAATGAAAATGCATAACATCAACTGTAAGAAAACACCGAAGAAGCGTATTTGCGCTGCACGGCGGAGATGGAAATGCTAAACCCGATTGTAAGCACTGCAATACTTGGTTTTTTAGCTTGGCTTGGAATCAGTATGGTTGATTTAAAAACCGAGACTGCTGTCATAGCAGTTAAGGTGGACCAGAACCATAAGATGTTGGCTGAACTTTGGGATTATTATTTACAGGAGAGGGTCAATGGCGATATCGCGTGGGTCACTCGCAAGCCAGATATCCAAACCACCGCAGAAACGAAAGTGGAGTAAAAAACGCAAGGCAAAAATAAATTGCAAGCGTCCGCGTGGGTTTAGTGAAAAGGCACATTGTGCAGGTAGGAAGAAAAAGAAATGAGTAAGAAAGATGCATGCTATCACAAGGTTAAGGCAAGATATAAGGTCTTCCCGTCGGCGTACGCAAGCGGGGCCATCGCCAAGTGCAGAAAAGTCGGTGCTGCCAATTGGGGCAAGTCAACAAAGAAAGCCGATGGTGGCATACTCGACCAAAAGCCCAAGCGCGCCTTCAGAGGAAAAGCCGTCAGAGGGACAGCAGTGGCGCGTGGATGTGGTGCTGTAATGAATCGTAGACGTAAAAGAACAAAGGGGGCGGTAACGCAGTCATAGTATGGATCCTGTAAGCGCAATCGCCGTTGCTACATCTGCTTATCAGGCGATTCGCAAAGGATTCCAGATAGGCAAAGAAATAGAATCCATGTCCGGGGATATCGGCAAATGGATGAATGCGCTTAATCATATTAAAGAAGGCCATGATAAAGCCAAAGGTCGAAGGTTCGGAAGTGTAGAAGAAGAGGCGTTAGAAACTTTTGCCATAAAGAAAAAAGCGGAGAGGATGGAGGATGAGCTTCGAAACTTTATTATAAGTAACTATGGCATGAAGGGTTGGAACGATATTATAAAAATACAGGCGCAACTCAGAAAACAAAGGCTTGAAGAAAAGAAACGCAGAGAACAGCAGATAGAAACAATAATGGAATGGAGCATGATCACTTGTCTGTGTGCTCTTATTATAGGATTTTTATTTTGGTTCCTTTGGGTTGCAGTAAATGCCTAAGTTTAGAGGTAGAATATGGCAGTTAGAAAAACAAAAAAGGGTCTTGCTCTCAAACGGTGGTTCAAGGAAGACTGGAAGGACGTTCGCACGGGGAAAGCATGTGGCAGACGCAAAGGTGAAAAACGGGGTACTCCATATTGTCGCCCCTCCAAGCGAATCTCTTCTAAGACTCCCAAAACATCCAAAGAGATGACGGCTACAGAAAAACGTAGTAGGATATCACAGAAGAAGCGATTAGGTCAGCCTGCTGGTAAGCCACGTCGCGTTAAGTCACTAAGAAGGAAGAAGAAGTAATGGCACTAAAAGATGTACCCGCAGGTAATAAAGGCAAAGGACTTTCAATGTTATCAACCCCTGTCCGTAATAAGATGGGTTTTAAGAAAAAGGGCGGAACTGTCAAAGCAAAAGACGGTAAGTTTATGTGTGCACCGCGCAAGCTAATAGCAGGTGCGGAAGTAATGCCAAAGAAAAATGGACGTAAAAGAAGAGCTTGAACAGTGGATTGTTGAGGAGCTTAGTGTTCCTGACCCAGAGTTAAACAATATCTGGCCCTGTCCATACGCAAAAAAGGCTTGGTTTGAGAACCAAGTAAAAATAATCGAAACAGAAGATGACTTCTGGGACGTTGTAAACGAAGAGGTTGATAATTTTAATGACGACCATCAGGTTGTCATTGTGGCACAGCAAGAACCGTTTTGTGAGTATGAGGACCTTGAAGTCTCATGTATGGCACTAAACAGATGGTTTGCGCAAAAGGGGATGAACATCTGGCTGTTGTCGTTTCAACACGACATAACTATGGTGTTTATACAACGGTTGTCAAAACTTGATGATGCAAGTGCAAAGCTGCTGAAAAAAGGTTACTATGACAACTATGATGATGATGACTTTGACAACCTGATAGCCGAGCGTTCGGCAAGGAGATTATACGATGCCAGGAATGATGCGTGGAAAAAAGAAGCCCATGAGAATGATGCGTGGTGGTGCAGCTAAAAAGAAGATGATGCGTGGCGGCGGCAGCATGATGATGAAAAAACCTGTCATGGCTAAAAAAGGAAAGGCCATGAGAAAGAAGAAGTAAATGGCAACTTCAGGTTCAACAGACTTCGACCTCGACGTAGCTGAGATAATCGAAGAAGCATATGAGCGGTGTGGACTTGAGGTTCGCACCGGGTATGATGCCAAGACAGCACGTCGTTCTATGAACCTGATGTTTGCTGACTGGGCTAATCGTGGTCTTAACTTGTGGACAGTAAAGCAGGCGACGCAAGCTTTAACACAGGGCACTGCTACTTACACGCTTGATGCTAACCACACAGACCTTCTTGAGGTTTCACTTCGGCGCAGCGGTGTGGATCAGGAACTTACGCGCATGTCGCGTGGGCAGTATCTAGGCTTGCCAAACAAAACGACACAAGGAAAACCAAGTCAGTATTACTTCAACAGACAAAGTGCTCCGCAGATTACTTTGTGGGCTACCCCAGAAAACTCAACCGATACGCTTGTATATTACTATGTAAAGCGGATTGAAGACGTAGATACGTTAGCCAACACGACTGACGCACCGTTTCGGTTCTTGCCTTGTATGGTTGCAGGCTTGGCGTATTACCTGTCAATTAAAAGAGCACCGGAGCGGGTGCAGCTTTTAAAGTCTGTGTATGAAGAAGAGTTTCAACGCGCAGCGGATGAGGACGAAGATAGAGTACCGTTGAAGTTACAGCCTAGTATTTCTTATCTTCGGGTAAACTAATGGCTAGATACGCATCTGGAAAATATGCTTACGGTATATCAGACCGTTCTGGTTTTCGTTATCGTCTCGCTGACATGGTAACGGAATGGAACGGTCTTAAAGTAGGTCCAGATGAGTATGAACCAAAGCACCCACAGTTAGAACCCATATCCCCTGGTTCAGACCCACAAGCACTTTTTGAACCCAGACCAGACACAAGCACAGAGGTGGCTGGTCAAAGGCTTTTGATAAAAAACCCATTTCAATCAGGTTCTTCGGGTTCTCCGGTAATTACGGTGTTTGAACCTTCTCATGGTCGCAGCACATCAGATGCTGTTGTTTTTCGTAAAGTGGAGGCGTTTGATGGGTTTACAGAAGCTACTTTGGAAAAAGCTACAGGGTATACAATTACAGTTGTCGATGCTAATTCGTACACAATCACCATCACCGGAGGTGAAACAGCAACAATCGGTAACGCACGAGGCGGCGGTGACAATGCGACCTCTGGGCCGGGGACTGGTACGGCAACAACAGCATCGACCTTTGATGCGACAAATGTTACACTCGATTCGGCAACTAAGACTTTTGACGAGGGCTAAATGGCAAAACAAACAGTAGGAATTGGCTCTGCCGCAAA